ATATTCTTATTTATCTGCTAAAGAAAACCCTTCTGATTATAACAAGAAGTGGCGAAAAACAGTAAAGGAAGTTAGAAATCAGTTTGATTCTTTAGATGATTTTACTAGAGAATTAAAAAAATATTTGAAAGAAGATATAGTTTTTTCAGAAGAAGCATATGACCCTGAATCTAGACAAGCAAAAGAAATTTATGAAGGTGTTAAAAGTCTTAGGTTCAAATCTGATAAAGTAAGCGACCCATTTTCAAAACAATTAGGTGATGATGTAATCAAAGAATTTATGAAAAATGAATCTATGTTATTAGCATTTATTCATTATGCAGTGCGTTCTCATACTAATCCTATTCCTGATAAATCTTGGAATGCACATAATTTACAACCTGATAATATTACTCAAGGATATATGGGTTTGGATTTAGAACCTAAAGATGTTCCTATTTATATTATTGAACATTATGGTGATGAAAATGACGATACTAGAAGAATAGAATCTAAATGTAAACACGCATTTAAACAATTAGAAAAAATATATTTAGAAAAATATAATGAAGAACAATGGGATTCATTATTAGAATTAGATATAACAAAAGCAGGAATAGATTTTATTCAACCAAATAAACCAATGTATAGGATATTTGAAATAGATGATTTAGATGATATTAAAGGTTTAACAGGTGAATTTGTAGTTCAAGAAAAATATGATGGAATGAGAATACAAATTCATAAGTTTGATAATAAAGTTAAAATTTATTCTTTTAATCAAAAAGATATTACTTTAAAATGCCCTGAACAAGTTAAACATATGGAAAAGAAACAGTTTGGTGATTGTATCTTAGATGCAGAATTAATGTTATTCTTAGATGATGAGCCATTACAACGAGCAGACACTATTACTCATGTTTTCCATAAAAAAACTGAAGGTACACTAAAGGCTCATGTTTTTGATATTATGATACATGAAGGAAAAGAAATAACAGAAGAACCTTTAAGAGAAAGAATTAATATTTTATTATATCAATATGCTCAACACTCTTCTGAAAATTTAGCATTTCCTTCTAAAAAAGATACTCGTATTGCAGATTCTAAGAAAGAAGTAGAAGAGTATTCTAAAGATATTATGAAATTACCTGCTTCTGAAGGAGTAGTTATTAAAGATATAGAATCTACCTATTATATTGGAAATAGAAAAAATCCAAAATGGATTAAATGGAAAAAATTTGTTGACTTAGATGTGATAGTTCTAAAAGATAGAAAAACTAAAAGCAATTTACATTCTTATACAATGGGTATAGGTGCAGTTACAGCAGAAGTTGCTAGAAATTATGCAACTGTTGAATTTGAAGGGAAGGATTATTTAGAAGTTGGTAAGGCTTTAAACACTAAAATCAATGTAGATGTTGGTAGTATTGTTAGAGTTAAAGTTGATGAAGTTACTAAAAATAAAAATGGTTTTAGTTTGTATTCCGCTAAAGTGATAGAAGTTCCTGAAGTTACTCAATCTGATAATATCGCAACATTAGAAAAATTAGCATCTAAAAGTAAAAAATCATTATCTGCTATACGCGGTTTAGTTTCAGGAGTTGTTCCTAAACCATTTAGAGTTATGAGTGGTTTAGAGTCTGATTTAGTAAAACCTAAAAAACTAAAAAAGGGATATTATATTACAGACGATATACATGGAACTGCTGAAATTATATTAAAAGAAAATTTAGAAGGCTATACTTTATATGGATTTGAAGGAGATAATTTAATGGAGAAAAACGCTTTACATAATATTGATTTGTGGAAAGAAGAATTAAATCAATTAATAAAAAGTAAGCGTTCTGAGTTAAGAATATCTATAAGAAATGAAATATTAAATAGCGGAAATGATGAATTAGAATTTGAAAAAATAGTTTTATTTGTAAAGAAAGAATACCCTGATTTATTCCAAAGTTTATTTAAATCAGTAGAATCTAAATTAATGTCTTGGATGAAAAAACAAGATTCATTCATTTACAAACATCCTAATAAATTCTTTTCTAATGAAGAAATTTTAGAAAAAGATGTGGATGAAAATATAATCTATAAGGAAGATTCTAAACAAGGAAAATTTAATATTTCTCTTCAAGAAGATGGTAATATTAATTTTGTAATTAATTATAAAAATAAAAGATTAGCATGGTTAATAGATATTGAAGATACTGATGATATTTATAATTTATTTGGTAAATCTAATAAATATCCTGCTATTGTTGCAACTAATATAAATGAAGGTAAAATTATAGATAAGGGGATAGTAACATTAGGTGTTCAAAAAGACGGTTATCATGAATATAAATTAGAAGGAGATAAGTTTGAAACTAGACTACATCTAAGAGTTGTTCCAATAAATGAAAAGAAAACATGGATTGCTTGGACAGGTAAGAAACAATCAATGTTAAAGGATGAAGATGATGTTAATATATGGAATATTAATGAGGATAAATATAGTAATTTAAAATTTCCTAATAAAAATAGCGATTAGTTAATATAGTAAAAGTTAAAAATTAAAAAATAATGCTGATGCAGCCTACACTTTTGTTGAAAGCAAATTCTCATCATGAATTTACTATTCTTAAGTCTGATAATTTAGTTATTGGTGGATATGCTTCTATAGAAATAGTAGATAAACAAAACGATTTAATTACATTAAGTGCTTTAGATGAAGCAGTTGTAAAATATATGGGTGAGAAGAAATATAGAAATGTAATGTCTAATCATTCTAATGTGCAAGTTGGAGAAGTTATTGAAAAATATCGTGATACTAATGGAACTTTACATAAAACCGGTGTAGATGATGTAGGGTTTTATGTTGTTATTAAGTTAAGAGAGGACATAGAAAAAGCAAAAGAAATTTCAAGAAGTATTAGAAAGGGAACACTTCGTTCTTTTAGTATTGGGGGTCAAGCGATTTCTAAGAAACAAAGAACATCAGAAGAGTTTGGCGAATACAATGAGATAGACAGATTAGAGTTACACGAAGTAACTATCTGCGAAAAGGGTATTAATCCCGAAGCAAAATTCGACATTTTAAAAATGGAGGACAAAACAATGAGTGAAAAATTAGAAAAAGCACTTGAAGAGTTGAATGACTTAATGAAACAAGTTAACGGACTCGGAGAGCAAGAAAATGAAGAAGTAACGAAGAATGAACAGTATATGGACACTGAAGAAGAACCTGAAATGGAAAAGGGAGATTCTGAAGAAGAAGAGGAAGAACTGAAGGCTCTAGATGAAGATACAACTAGAGATTATGAAGCAGGAGAATTAGTTGTTAGCGGCGGTAAACCAACAGCAGCACCTTCTGAACTAAAGAGTGAGGGTCTAAATGACTCTGATTTTAGTACTCTTAACCTAAGCGCAGAGAATGTTGAAAAGGCATATGTGCAGTTTAAAGCAGAACAGATGGAAAAATACGCTTATGATAATCTAAGCAAGACTTTTGAATCTAGACTTGCTGAAGAACTTTCTGTAAAGAAAGCAAACCATGAATCAGCATCATACGATGCCCGAACAGATGTAGCAGCACTAAAAGAAGAGTTTGTATTACTACGCAAATCTCTATCAAAAGAAAATGAAACAATTCGCAAGAGCGCAGAAGTGTCTATGACGCTACCTGAAGGAATACCTACAAGTTTAGAAGCAGCAGCATCTATGACTTGGGATGACGTTCACAACCTAGTGAGGGGTGATTAAATATGAGTGGATATATTAAGACAATGAAAGATTTAGAAGCAGCAACATACGGATATGGTGGAACTGGTAGCGGCAACGCTTTGCTTAAAGCAGGTGGAGTCGTTGGTGGATTTGGAACACCTCACGATACTAGTGCTAATGCATTTACCGGTGCAGCAGGATTAGGAGATTTATACAACCTATTATACGGACAAAAAGTTTGGTCAGTATTAAACCAAGAAGTTAACCCTCTTGCAATGCTTGCAAAGCGACCTTACACATCTAGTGGTTGGAGAGTACTAAAGAGCCGACCTATTGGTGGTTCAAGTGCAGCATTCGGAACTGGTACTAATGCAGTAACAGCAGCAATGACTTCTGCTCAGGCAGAAACACCTAGAGCAGACCAAATTGGTGGTGTTGGAGAAAACGCAGCATTAGGTGGTGCAGATGGATTCAGAGCAATCGCTCCTGAATATACTAAACTATATGTTAGCCCTAAGACTATTGCACATCTATTTGAGTTCTCAGAACTAGGAATGGAAATGGCTGCAATTGATGATGGTGTCGGAGATATTCGCGCTATCGTTAGAGAAGACATGGGTAAGTTACACGCTGAAGTACAAAGCAAGATGTTAGTTATGCCTCTTGAAAAGTATTCAGAGAACGGTACAACTGGAATTGAGAAGAATTATACTTCTCTAATGAAGATTATATCATCTGCTGCTGAACTTGCAAAGATGGCTGATGACGACGTATTCTATCACAACCAAACAAATAATGGTACAGCAGCACAACTTGCTGATGCTACTACTATCTTTGGTTCAACTAGAACTGTTACTGTTGATACTAGCGGCGGAACAGGTGCTTACACTTACACAGGTGTTGCATCTTTCCTAGACGCAGAAGTTGACTTCGGTACTGATTATACATCAGGTAATTGTAGAGTTTTAACTCTAAGCATACTTAATGATATGATTCGTAGAATCCGCACTAACGGTGGTAATCCTAAAGTTATCATTACTGGATATGATACCATACAGAAACTTTCTGATTTACTACAATCACAAGAGCGATTTATGGATAGGAAAGAAATAGTTCCTTCCCATAATGGTGTTCGTGGAGTAAAGGGTCAAGAAGTAGGTTTCCGTGTGGCAACCTACTACGACATACCAATTATCCCTGCTAAAGATATGCCGTCAACTGGTCAATCAACAAGCAACAGGTTAAGTGATATGTTAATTCTTGATACAGACCATCTTTGGTTATCTGTAATGAAGCCTACTCAGTATTTTGAGGATGGAATTACTAGTGGAAATCCATTCGGTGTTGGTAAACTTGGAAATCAAGGTATGTATCGCACAATGGGCGAAACATGCTGTTCCTTCTTCAAGGGTCAAGGTAAGATTACCAACCTAAAGAGTGCTTGAGATACTTAAATAATAAGTGAAATGTAAAGTAGTAGCCTCTACTCCGAAACATCGGGGTAGGGGTTACTACCCTTTAAAAAATGGTGATATTATGGCATTAATAAGATTGAAAACACATAGAGTTGAAGGCGCATTAGAAATTAGAGGGGTTGGAGAAAAAATATATTCTCTTACAGCACAAACCCCTTGTGAAGTACCTGCTAGAATCGCAGCACTTTATTTAGGAGATGAAGCAATCCAAGTTGACTTTACAGTTGATGATAAAAAGGATATTGCTAATTTACCTGAAAATAGAATTAAAGCAATACGACGACATTTAGGTGTAGAAGGCGATGTTAATGATATATTATTTCCTAAGAAAGTAAAAACTCCTGTTAAAAAGCAGGTTGAAGCAGTGGTTGAAGCAGTGGTTGAAACTGTTGTCCCTAAAGAAACAGTAAAAGAAAAGAAACCCGTTGCTAAGAAAACCACTACTAAGAAGAAAACCACTAAGGATGTGAAGTGATGGTTTCAGCAGGTAGTCCTGTTAAAACATCTAGTGCAGTATTGAATGACGGTAGATGTAAAATGACCAGCATTCATTTTTGTTCTACTGGAACTGCAACATTAAAATTATATGACCATAATAACACTACTGTTGGTTCAGCAGATGAAGTTGCTAGATTAATTCTTACTGCTAATAATACTATTGAATTTGATATGCACGACAGAGCAATGGGAACAGGTATAACTGCAATACTATCCGGTTCAGGTGGCTCATATTCCTGCACATGGAGTTGATGTGTTTGCCTAGTATTGATACAGATACAAGACTAGTAATGACTATACTATTTGTTGGTGCAATTAGTGGAACAAATATTTATTTCTATACTTTATATGGTATGGATTTCCCATACACAGGACTTTCCCATGCAGTATTATTCGGTATATGCACAGTAGGGGGTATCATGTTATTGAAAGCACTATTTGATTTAATGTTAAATGATGTAATAGAAGATTTCCTGCTACAAAGAAAAATAGATTCTTATTGGAATAGAAAAGCAAGGGATGAAGATAATAGAAAGAGAGTTAGAGAATCATTAAGAAGTTTCAATCAAACCTTCGGTCAGCCGGTGTATGGAGATGCTAACTTACCTACAATGCAACAAAACCAACAACCGCAATTTGATAGCAATACAATAAACCCTACATTTTTAACTGGATTTAACGAGTAGTGATTAAATGGTATCTGAGATACTAATGGGGTTCGATGAATCCACATTAGCATATGATTTGCAAAGAGCGCACTCTGCTGATATTTGGTTTCTTAGAGCGAGGTTTTGGTTATGGGGTATAATCTCAACAGTAATAGGTTTTTTGATAGGTCATGCAATACCTTTATTTGGGTATAATTTATATTCTTCTACATGGAATGGGATTGTTAATTTATGGCATCATTTGGTGTGATTAATAATGTCGGTGATGGCGGGTTTCGCTATTTTATTTGTAGAAGGAATGAATAGAATCTATCAAAGATTACATTCAATTCCTTTTGGAGTATATGGTGCAAGTAAAGTAGGTAAAACTACTCTACATCATCAATTAAGAACTAGAGGTGAAATCCCTGCTATTACAGATAGAACTGTTGGATTACAACGACCATCTAGAAAATTTGTAAAATTAGATGGTGATGCTCATACCATTAAAACTGCTGATGTTGGTGGTGAAACAGTATTTTGGAATGAATGGGTTCAAGACATGAAAACTAGAAAAGTAAAATATATTATTTTTATGATTGATGATAGACATATGGATAAACATTATGATATAGAACAACAATTATGTTGGACTTTTTTAGTTGATACAATTTGTACTCCTTATTGGAACCACAAAGGAAAAAAACAAAAAAAGAAAATACATGATTACCCTGTTGCAGTTGGATTATGGGCTAATAAACATGATTTATGGAAAGATAAATATGACTATACATCTATTGAAAAACATCCAATATTTGACTCATTTAGAAATGGTATGCAAAAGTTAAATGATAAAGGAATACCTTGTTATAAATACATAGTAAGTGCTAAATCAGATTCAGAAATGGTATATAGGGGAATCCTAACAATGATAAAGGATTACTAATGGGAGAATATCACATGGCAATGAATTTCAACCCCCCAAATTTAATAGGCGCACAATCAGCACATATTACTTCAAACCCATATTTAGATACTTTTAGTACTGCGAGAGCAGCAGGGTCAGTAATGCAATATGAATATAAAAATTTAAAACCCAAAAAACAATTGAAGGAAATAATTAAAGTTTTAATGCCTGAGAAAAAAACATTTCTTAAATTCCCATATAAATTTAAATATAATATTAAAGATAGATGTGTTGTATGTGGCTCTCAAAAAATATGGGAAGCAGGAGATTCTATGCGCCCCCCTTTACCATTACATAAAGTAAGAAGGGGCTATCCTATGAGGGGAACTTATTGTAATAAACACGCAACAATCCATAAGCAATATGAAATGTTAGAACAACAAATGTTAGCAGAAGAACATGGTCTTTCTTTTAGTGCATATATTCCTTCTGCTAAAATGTTAAACCCTTTAATTTCTGCCCCATTGACTAGTTTAAAACAGACAGACATGCAATCATTATCTTCATTAGGTTGGACAATTAAACCACCTACTATGGGTATTGAATCTAAAGAAGAAGAATTATTTAGATTAGTAATAGAAACTAACAGTATTAATGAGCGAGTCAAAACTCTATTAACCGATGGCGTTAAGGTCGCAATTGTTACGGAAGAGGTG